TTTATATAAAGTATTGATAAACAGTTATTTATATATTAACTGTCAGTTATAAGTAACTGATAATCAGTTAAATAAAATCACTTGTTTAATGTAATTAGTTGCTCCATTCCTTGCGTATTCGCAAGGGCTTACGTACATTTATATAGTGAAAGTCAATAAGTTATAAACTAAAACACTTAAAAAATGAAAACAAAAGCAACCAACGGAACACCGGCCACCATCGAACAGGCAAAACAGGAGACAGCAGCACAAGTAAATACCCCAACGGCCACCCCAACAGCTGCACCGGGAGCGGCTCAACTGCTTTCAGGAACACCGCCAGAAAAATTAATTGCCTTGAGCGGCTCAATAGAAGAGCGGTTGCAGAAAATCGCGCAGCTTAATTCGTTATCTAACCGCCGTGAAGGCATCGCGGCCGGTATTCAGCGACTGGCAAAGTTTGAGTTTGGGCATGATCAGAACAGCTGTAAAGTCGTTTTTACCGATGCGAAAGGCGCAGCGTTTGAGTCAGGTAACCACGAGACCATCAAAGCGGTTTTAAACCTGCTTTCTGAGCGTGCTAAGGCTGAATTGTCGCGCTGCGATGCTGAAATATTTTCGGTTAACCTGTAATCCCTTCGCCGCCCGGTAACTGCCGGGCGGCTTTACCCTCCCAACTTTTAATTATCACCTTTTGCCGCTATCCGCGGCCTAGTCAACTATTGTCTATATGGAAGCCAAAGAGTACAGCATGAAAAAAACATACGAGCAGCGCCGCCAAGAGCTACGCGCCATCAGTCAGAGTGTGCGCAAGTTCGTCACCGAAGGTGCATTCTCAACCATTAACGAAGCAGTGATTGAAATTTTTTATACCAAAGACGGACACAGCGAATTCCATACCCTGTACCAGTGGAATAAAAAAGGCTACCGGGTTTTAAAAGGCTCAACCGCTTTTCCGGTGTGGGGAGCACCCAAAGAAAAAAACAAAGCAGCAGCAAGCGAACCCACACCGCAAGAAAACGAAGAACACCCTGAAAATTTTTGGCCGATTTGTTACCTGTTTTCCAACCTGCAAGTAAAAAGAGCCGATGAAAACAACTAGCATTCCCCCGCAGCTGCGCGAATTCAGTAAAGCAATGCAGCCGATTAGTCAGCGACGCAGCTACAGCGAAGCGTTCCGCGATTTTTTGACTTACGCCATTGACCAATTTACACCCAATCAAAACCCGAAAATTTGGGCTGAGACCAAAGAACGCTACACCGGCGCAGAAATCGCCGCTTTTGGCGATGCGCTGCACACCTTTTCAAAATCAATGCTCAAAGAAGTGGAAAGCCGAGCGTGGTGTGACTTGTTCGGCACTTATTTTGAAAGCATTAACGCATCAAGTACACGCGATGCGTTCGGGCAGTTCTTTACACCTCCCGAAATCTGTGATCTGATGGCCGCACTCAATAAACCCGAACCCCGCGCCGATGGTAAACAGGTAACAATTTCAGATCCGGCTTGCGGCAGCGGGCGCAACCTGCTTGCAGTAAATGCTATTTTTCCTGGCGCTTACTACTTCGCCCAGGATAAGGATAAAACGTGCGTTGATATGTGCGCGCTCAACATGATGTTTCACGGGATTACCGGCCGGGTAATCTGGGGCGATTCGCTTACCCTTGACATCTACGGCGGCTATCACGTTAACCCCGGCTTGTACATGCACGGCATACCCAGTTTGTACGTGATCGATAAAGATGATTTATTGCAAGCAGAAAGCCAGCCACAGCCGCCAGAAAACCCGCCCGATCAAGTGACAACAGCCATCGTAATTGATGAACACGAAGCCGCCGAAAGCCAACAAACACAAGTAGTTGAACTGCTCAAGGTGTTTGACTTTTTTTAAGACAAAACAAGAGCTTTAAAACACACTGCAGAACAGTGGCGCCCGTGCGTGCGGGCGCTACTTTCTTTTTTCACCGAAAAAGAAAGTAGCAAAGAAAACGGCCAAACGGAAACGGGCAGCTCCATTCGGAGCTGCCCGTTATTTTTTAGTGCGCGGTTGCGCATTACTGCCAAAGTTCCTGTTGAATAACTTCATAGCCGCACTTGCTGAGTAACCATCGTTTGGTTTCAATGCTCAGTGTTCCGTTCCGGTACCGCCTGCGGTAGCTGCTGAGTGTGGCCTGTGCAACTTGTAAGCCGTGGTGTACACCGCGCTTTTTCAGATCGTTGGTGAAGATGTGTTCCACCGCCTGATCGAAGGTCATTTTACGTGCTATTGGTTTTCTGCCCATTGTGCAAAGCTCTGCAAAAGCGTGTCCTTTCGCAAGTATAGTTGGTGAGCGATTTTCGCAATATGGAATCGATCAAACTTGCCGATGCGCTGGATGCTATGGATAAAAAGAAAGATGCATCCGGCAATCTCATTGGCTACTCGGTGAAGTACGTGGGTAAAGACGGTGAACTCATTCACCTGAAATCGGCCATGAAATGCGGTTTAAAACCCGGTGTTAATCGCCGCCGATACATCGGGCTTCGCTCTACTACCAACAATCACCACGCACACACTGTGGCGATTCATACCATCATTGAGTTTAATAAAAAACGGGTGTACCTATGAGCATACTTCATAACGGTGATGCATCAATAACCTACCTCAGTGCGAGTTCTGCTTTGGTGACGAGCGAAAAGCCCGGTTACCCTACATCATCGCCCAAAAAAGTAGAAGGCACTGGCAAGATAGCACCGTGGGGTGAAACCAATTTGTTTCCGCAGGAAGTTTGGGCACTGGCTGAAAAAACATCCATACCTACACTAATCAAGCGGCAAGCGGAAGGGCTTTACGGTAAGCTCGTGTATGGTACCGATACCATTGATGAAAACGGAAATGAAAAGTTTGTGCGGCAAATCAATCCGGAAATCGAAGATTGGTTGCGCCGAACCAACATTAAGCGCTACCTGCTTGAAGCGGCGCAAGATTTATTTGCGTTTGGGAACTTTTTTCCGGAAATCATTTTAAGTAATGACCGCAAGAAAATTGCGGCCATCAGCGCGCAGGAAGCGATGTATTGCCGTTTTGAGCGACAAAACGACAAAGGCATCAGCCCATTTGTGTACATCAATGCCAATTGGGATGATGGCGGGACCGAGGAAAATTCAATCAAAGTAGATACGCTCGATCCGTATTATGATCCGGTAGGCAACTTACTTGCTTCAAAGAAATTCAAATACATCTACCCCAGTTCATTTCCATCGCCGGGAAAAAGCTACTACCAAGTAGCTGCATGGGATTCTGTGCGCAAGAATGGTTGGCTGGAACTGGCTTCGCTTATTCCGCAGTGGAAAAAAATGCTGATGAAACAACAAATCAGCATCAAGTTTCATATTGAAATTCCTTACCTGTACTGGACTACCAAATACAAGGATTGGGAAAGCAAAACTGATGCGGAAAAAACAACCATCCGCACGCAGGAACTAACTGAGATCAACGACATTTTAACCGGTGTTGAAAATGCCGGCCGCTCACTAATGACTGCTTCCATCTTCGATCAACAGTCGCAGCAATACGTTGGTTGGAAAATCAAGCAGCTCGATGAAAAATTTGCCGATGGCAAATACATCGAGGATATGCAGACTGCATTCGATCACTTGCTGTTTGCAATGGGCATTGATGGTACGCTCGTTGGCAATTCTCCCGGCAAAGGCATGGGCGCAGGTTCGGGCAGTGATAAACGGGTTGCCTTTGAGCAGTTCGTAATTATGAATGCAGCGAATGAAGATCTGCTGCTTGAACCGCTTAACAACGTGATTGCACCTTACAACGGCTGGCCGGTGTACTTCAAAATTCAGCGCAAAATAATCACCACGCTCGATGCAGGATCGAGCACAAAAACAGTGAAATGATCCGCGACATTGGAACACTCCAGCAGTTTGTAAATGTTGATGCAAATTCAGCATTTGAAGTGCTGCTGCCTTTTTTAAAGGAAGCCGAAAAAACAATTTCAGAGCTGATCTCCCCCGAGCAGATGGCAGCGGTAAAAACGGCTTATACAGCCGCTACTTCAGATGCAGCTCTTTCGGCGGATATGCTCAACCTGATTAACTACATCCGGCCGGTATTGGCGAACTACGCCATGCAAAAGGCGGTACCGCGCTTGCAATTTGCTGTATCTACTTCGGGTGCATTGATCACTTCAAATGAGTTTCAGAAAACCGCTTTCTCGTGGCAGATTCGTGATGCGGTTGATGGCTATATGAATGCCGGTGATGGCGCAGCTGATGACCTGCTTGAGTTTTTAGAAGCGAACAAAACTACTTACACACTCTTTGCCAATTCTTCGGCTTATACCGAGTTCAAGAACTGTCTGGTGTTCAATACCGCGCAGTTCAATGCTATCCGGCCAATCAATAACAGCCGCCGTGTGTTCCGGTTCATGAAGCCGTATCTGATGGATGTTCAGGACTTACTTATAAAGTCGGCCATCAGTGAAGCATACCTCAATGAATTGTTGCTGCAGTCTAAGAACAATGCATTAACTGCGGATAATAAAACTGTACTTGATCTCTTGCAAAAAGCGATGTGTAACATGGCTGCATCGTTGGCGCTGCTTGAATTTACCGTCACTATTGACCATGACCGTGCAACAATTTCCACGAGCCGATCTACTGAAATTCCAAGCGGGAAAGAATCGCCCGATAATAAGTACGATAAGCGCATTGCCCTTATCGCGGCGCAGTGGCGATCAACAGGCGAATCGTATTTAAAATCCGCTATTGACTACCTGAATAAAAATGCATCTGTCAGCCGATACGCTACATTTTTTTCAAGCAGCGCCTATGTTGATCCGTCAACCGATACGCGCTTTAAAAATGACACCAGTTGGGGTATTGTTTCAATCTAGCGCGCAATGAACACAATCGACTACGAACACAAGGGAAAACCTGTCAGCATTCAGCTGCCCGGGTGCTGGGATGAACTCTCAGCAGCGCAACTGGTATCCATTGCAAAAAAATGGATGCCGTTGCTTATTGCGCTTCGCAATGTACATGCAGCCACGGCCATTGCTTTTTTAAATGGTGCGCGCATTGAACTGCTCGTTGTGCTTTCCGGCATTCGCCGCTGGAACAGCTTTTCAAAAAAAACACGCGATTTTTTGCGGCTCTTACCCTCACGCAGACAGCTGCGCAAACACCGCCTGAATGCTGATTTTATTGAGCAATTCGAACACCTTAGCGCAATGCTCCGGTGTTCGGATTTCATCTTTGAAAAAGTTACGCTCACCAAAAATTTACTGCCGGTCATCAAGACGAAAAACTATCGCCTGAACGGCCCTGACGATCAGCTCAGTTCCTTGTGCCTGAAAGAATTTGTTTTTGCAGATGGGTATTTTATCAACTTCAAAAAAACACTGGCAATTGAAGATTTGAATATGCTGGTGGCCATTCTTTACCGGCCACAGTTGGACATTCGGCCAACGGATCCCGGGTTCAGCGGTGATTACCGGATTCCCTTCAACAACATGGCTATTGATGCCTGGCTGAATGATGTGCAGGGGATTGCACTTGAACGCAAAGTTGCCATTGCTCTTTTTTATGAGGGGTGTCGCAACAATCTTGAAAAGTTGTACCCCACTGTTTTTGATAAAAAAGAAGAAGCCGTTAGTACCGCTGATGGCGGTTGGTTCAGCCTTGTGTCTGAACTACCTGCTGAAAAGTTCGGAACGCTCGTAGAGCGCGAACAGGTAAATATCGACATCATTTTTTCTGAGCTCGAATTGATGCTCAAGAAAATGAATAAAACAGCTACCTCATGAGTCCCAACGAATTCATAACCTACTTTGAAGCGATTGCTAAAAACAATCGCGCCATCGGGCACATTCCCGATGATGCCGATCACAAACGGTTTTACCGCTTTGATTTTGAAGAATTAACCGGTGCGCTCAACAACCGCTTTAAAGGTTTATCGCTTGTGATTGAGCATCCGGAAGATCGGGAAGAAGACAACTTATCCGATAACCCGCGCCTAATTCAGTTTTGTGCTTTTTGGATTGTTGCCCCGATTGGCAGCAATAAAGATTTTGATGCAATAAATGCAGTGCGGGAAAAGTGTTACACCGTATCGCATCAGGTTTATACCAAGCTGCGCAATGATGCAGCCATTGGGGTGTATAAAGGTTTTAAACGCGGGACTTTTCAGCGTACTGCACAAACTGATATGTCTGGTACCGTGGTCGGTTACCGGTGCAGTTACACGATGGAAGATTGTATTCAATACTTACTGAATCCTGATGAATGGTTTAACGAAACACCTGCTGACTAATGGCGCTCACACTTGTTGCTGCTCCGGGCAGTACTGATCTTTCAAAAAATCAAATCACGGCTAGTATCACCACTAATCGTTATGTGGTGCAGGCGGCTACTGCTGCCAGTATCACGCTTAATGTGGCCAGTACTGCCGCCAGTGTAGGACAGATCATCACGTTTATTGTTGCCGGTAACGCTTACCCCTTTACGTTTGCCACCGGTTTAGGAGATACCGGTGATGTGGTGCGCACTGCGGGAGCACTGTCATTAACGGCATTTATCGCGCAGGTGGCTGATGATTTTGGTTCAGATCAATTTATCTACAGCAATTACACCATCACCTACACCACTTCGCGCATTACCCTTACCGCCAAACAACCGGGCGCAGCATGGAGCATCAATGCCACCATGAACGCCAGCGGCTTTTCATTGCACGCTGTTACAGCCGGTGTTGATTGGGTTGTGCAACCCAACTTTTACATCAACCTTGATTTGTACGTTGAAAAAACACTGGGTAGCGGTGTTTTTGAAAAAATGCCCACACAGGCGCAGCAACCTACTGCGCTCAACAATCGAATTGATTTTTCATTGGAAGAATTTTTGCATGCGGTGTTTGATCGGTGCGATCTTCCCACGTTTAATCAGAATACAGTAACGCTGTGCATTCATAACCGGCGTAAGTATTACATCACCTACTATGAATCATTTGGTGATCCAAGCATTGTAAAGCTGCGCAACTACATCTCACCGGTGTACACTGTTTTTCGTGGCGGTACCACGCGCCAGGAAGCGGCCATTTTTCAGAACGTAATAACCAGCTGGGTTCACCAAACCAAGCAGTTTTTAACCTGGCAACCCAATAACAAAGTAGTGCGGCCCTATGAATATGACTGGCTATATTTTTGCGCGCCCTCAGGGCTTACCTCGTTTCGGATTCGCTACCATATTTACTACTTCGATACCACTACAGCAACCGGTACCATCAGCACACGCAGCAGCGTAAATCAGTTTGATACGTTTTTGATTCCAGCCGGATTTACTCAGCTTAATCTGGCGGCAATCAACCCATCGAAAACAGTGGTGTGGTATGAAGTGTTTTTGGATGATGGTTCGCCGGCCAATGAAGTGAGCTTGCGTCGGCGGTTTTATCTGGAAACCAGTACACCGTTAGGCTTTCTGCAGTTCATTTTTTCCAATACACTTTCAGCAATGGATGTGATGACCTGCACAGGCAACATCATTCAATCCATTGATCCGGAGCTGACCTTATCCAATCGGCCCTACGAGCGCACTTCGGTACTCACCACCGGTGAACAGTTTCAGACCGATCCGCAGAAACTCTTGCCAACCAAAGTAAACACCGGTCCGCTAACCCTGGCACAAACCAAGTGGATTGAAAGCTTGCTGCTTTCTGAATACAAATACGTGATTGATCCGGTTATGGAGCAGCATGTACCCATTTACATTACTCCGGCCAGTGTGGTAAAAACAGATTTGACTTCCGATTTATGGAATGTCGAATTTGAATTTACACTCGCCTTTTTCGATCACTCCGGCAGCGGTGGTATTCGTCAAACACTTCAATCTGGTAACTGATGAATGCAATCAAGGTCAATGGTATATTTCTGGATTTGCCACCCGATGCGAGTATTCGCATCGAGAGCATTACTTCGATGTTTCAAACCGAAGTATTTCAGGGCAGTTACAGTTTCCCGTTTGAACTCAATTGGACACCGGCGAACATGAATGCGCTTGGTTTTCCAACGGTTATTGAAATTGCTGAGCGTAAGAAAAAATTTGATGCTGATCTGTATTGGTATAAAACCAAACGCGCCGCATGCAAACTGATTTTGCAGAAATCAACCCGCCGTTCCATCACAGTAAATCTGGTTGTTGGTTTGGCTTCGCTGAGTGTTTTTGAAAAAAAACTTTCTGAACTCAACTTAGGCGGTGATCGCCAGTTGGGCTACCGGCAGGAAGATATTATTGGTTTTGCGAACAGCCTTGTTGCGCTGAACTATCCGGCCACTGAGTTTAATTTCCCCAGCACGAGTTGGCCGAATTTCTACGGCAATAAAAACGAAGATTTTGCCGGTGTAGTCAATCGCTACAACATCAATACACAAACCTATCAGCCCAATGTACGCAGCACCACAAGCCCGGTAAACACCAACACGCTTGTTCCTTTTGTGTTTACTGCCTACATCATCCGGCAAGCATTTTTGGAAGAAGGGTTGCAAGTTTACGGCGATGTGTTTTTGAATCCTGAAATTCTGCAACACCAAACTGTTCACAACAACAGTATTGATGATGTGCGCGGCCAGTTCTATTTACTAGCCAATTTAACTGCACCACATTTAATTGAAACCGGTGCTGATCAGAAGGTTTATTTCAATGATACATCTACGCCACCGGCCAATGATTTGAACAGTGTATTTGATACCGGCAGCGCTCATTTCACCATCACAGATACCGGTGTGCATGACATCTGCGCTACCGTGTTTTTACAAATCCCTTCACCGGTTGGCTTTATTGATGTGCAGATGCTGCTGATTAAGAATGGAACATTTGTCGAAGAATTATTCCAATTCACAAGCGTTACAGCGGGCAACATTAATTTCACACACACCTTTCAGTTCACCGCTTCAGGCGGCGATATCGGTTCAACATTTCATATTGAAATGGCGATTACCGATTCTATTGATGGTGTGCTTTCAGTTCAATGCACAGCCGGTTCTTTGAGTGTTCGAAACGCTACGCTTTTTCCTTCCGACCAATTGCACATTGAGCCAAACATCAATTGTTTTGCTCAATCTATTAACCTTAAAAATCACGTTCCGGATGTAACGTTCGGCGAATTTTTTGAAGCGTTTCGCGGCACGTTTAATGTTTCTGCATCGCTCGACATCAATAGTGCTCGGGTTGTTCTTAGCCTGATTGAAAACAGCATCAGCCAACAGCCGGATGCTGATTACAGCGATAAAGTGACTCGTGATTATGGTATTGAATTCGATGCTGAAACCAAAGGCTACACCTTTGGCTGGAGCTTTCCATCAGAAGATGCTGATGAAAATTTTAAAACCTTCGATTGGGATCAGCTGGTTTCTTCGCCCATTGATTTTGCTTCATTGCCTCCGGCAGTTGGCAATGAAGATAAGTTTGCCATTGTACTTAATCAGAACCGTGTTTTTCAATCGCGGTTCGATACTGCTTTAAACATTCAGCTTTGGGCGTATTACACCGATTACTACTATGATTTAGTGATTGGCGGTGGTGAAATTGAAGCGCGGGTGAAAGCATCGCCCATGCTCATGACCAATAAATCAAACGTGGGCGGGCAATGCCTGATGCCGCATACCCTTGTTCCGGGAAAATCGGATGCATTCGATACCGGCAGCATTGATTCGAAAGAAATCCGGTATGTGTTTTGGCGCAACCTGCAGCCGGGCGCAGGAGGGAATTTATACCCCTGTTCCGGTACTACGCGGTACAATTTTCCGGGCGGGATTGTTGGTGCCTACCAGTTGCATTTTCAGCAAAGCCTGTTCTTCAATTTTTGGGCAAAGTGGATTGCCATTCTGATGCGCGGTGAATTTATACGGCGCTTTATTCGCTTTTCTATTGCTAATCTGATGGCCATGACTGAGCTGCCTAAACGCATCGGTGGCCGCAATTATTTAATCACTAAAGTTTCAACACTCTGGGGTAAAAAGATTGATGAAAGTGAAGTGGAAATGCGACAGATCTAACCATGCAAAACCGGCCACAATACGAAGAAGAATTCATTCAGCATGAACTTACTGAATGGGGTGATTATGTAGAAGAGCGGCTGCGTCAGGCATTGGCTGCTTTAAATGTAGGTTACACCCAAGAGTTGATCGCTTCGCTTTCGCATCGCGTGATGGCTGCAAGCGCATCGCAAAAAGGGCAATACCAGCAGCTGTTTAAAGAGTATGGCCGCTTTGTGGATATGGGCGCAGGCCGGGGGCAGATGCTGCAAACCGAAGCCAATAAGCGGCGGGCACTCAAGCGACGCAAAGGCGCACGACAGCCTAAGAAATGGTACAGCAAAACATTTTACGGCTCACTGAATAAACTGATCGGCAATCTCTCTGCCAACTACGCTGCATTTGCGATGCAGCAGATGCAAGTAATCGGGCAAAACAACACTCAAAATACCATCTGATGGGAGTTTTCACAGACATTGTAAACGTCATTGTAAACGTTAATGGCGAAAAATCCGGCAAAACGCTTAAAGAGTTGAAGAAGGATTCGCGCCAGCTCAAGCGGGAGCTTGATAATCTTGTTCCAGGCACTGAAGAGTTTATCAAGAAAATGGAGGAACTCAAGCGGGTGGAAGCACAGCTGCGCCGGGTGCAGAATGAGATACGTGGTGTTGGTGGTGCGTTTTCGAAAATCAAAGATGAAATCCGACAGTTTGGAATTTTGGCCATGAGTTACATGGGCTTTGAGTTTATTACGGATTCGGTCAAGAATATTATTAGTAAGAATGCTCAACTCTCGGATGAATTGGCCGACATTCAGAAAACTACTGGTATGTCACAGCAAGAGGTTGAGCGGTTGAATAAACATCTTTCTAAAATTGATACCCGAACAGCTACCAGTGAATTACGCAAAATCGCTGCTGTGGCTGGTCAGCTTGGTATTGCATCGGCTGATGTGCTGGCTTTTACCAAAGCCACAGATAAATTGGTGGTTGCCTTAGGTGATGAATTTGCAGGTGGCGCAGAAGAAGTAACAAAAAACATTGGTGCCTTACGGAACATCTTTAGTGATGTGAAATCCGCCAAGATTGATGAAGACATGCTGAAAATTGGAAATGCACTTAACGAACTTGGTGCATCCGGCTCAGCTACGGCACCAGTTGTTACCGATTTTGCAAGCCGCATTGGCGGCATTGCCATACCGTTGGGATTGTCATCAGCGCAAGTACTTGCACTTTCTGCTACTATGCAGGAGTTGAACATTAGCACAGAAGTAGGTGGTACTGCCGTAGGTAAGATTTTGCAAAAAATGACTACCAATGTGAAAGATTTTGCAGAAGTAGCCAATGTCGATGTAACTCAGTTTGCAGAGTTGGTGAATACAGATTTGTACGGCGCGTTTCTCAAAGTTGCAGAAGGCGCTAAAAACTCAGGTACAAGTGCAACCAAGTTGGGAAATATGCTTGAAGGTTTAGGGCTTTCTGGTGCAGGCGCATCACAAGTATTCCTTAAACTCGGAAGCAATACCGAATTGCTTTCGCAGAAATTAGACATATCTGCGAAATCGCTTAAATCAACTGATTCGGTAATGGGTGAGTTTAACGTAAAAAATGAAACATTTGCCGCTAAAATTGAGAAAATAGGGCGCAAAATGGCTGATGCTTTTTCGAACTCCGCAGTTGCCAAAGGGCTTGAAAATACGGTTGACTGGATTGACAAATTATTAGAGCAACCCCTCGAAGAAAAGATACGAGAGGAAAAGGACGAATTTGTTAAAATGTATGCGCAGCTGCTGAATAATAATTTGGCACACAAAGACAGAGTTGGGCTTATCAATGATTTACAATCTACCTACCCTCAGTACCTGAAAAATATTAATGCTGAAACTGTTGGTAACAAAGAACTGTTTAAAGCATTAGATAAGGTAAACAACATGCTTGTAAATAAGCTACTGTTGGTTGAATATGAAGAGCAATTGAATAGTGAGGCAGAAAAAGCAAAAGACAAGCTAGCAGACAAAGTGAACATAGAAACTAGGATGCTTGAAAAGTCATTGCTGATACATGAGAAATATGGATATGTGCTTAAAGAAAATGTAACACCGGTTGAACAATTTACCGCGGCTCAAGACTATTTACAGAAATATCTTGCTGATCAGAAAGCCAGAGGAAGTTGGAAAACACACTTTGGCTGGATGCAACAAGCAAATCAGCTGTATGTAGATGGAACACGCCTGTTGCCAATGTATGCTTTAGCAGTAGGCGATAATCAAATAGCGGTTGAAAATCTCAATAAAGCATTAACTCAATTCGATACCAAAAAGACGTTACTTGGATTGAATGAAGTTGTTGATGAATTGACTACTGGGGCTAAAACACCGGAGGAGCGTCTTAAAGAGATTGACACTCTTTTGTCAACGCTAGATAAACGATACCAAGATCAAATTGCATTAAGTGACAATACTGATGCAAGTTTTAAAAAAATTGAGCAGGAAAAAGCCGCTGAAAAGAAAAGGCTGTTGGAAGAGCGAGAAAAAGTTTTCAATGAAATTGCTAAAGCCGGTGCTGATACAGGTGTTGGAATCGTTGAATCCGGTGAAGCAAAAAAGTTAGAGCGATTAAATCAATCCATTGCTGATGCAGCAGAAGCACTTCGGTTGTCTCAACTCAATGAGCGAGATCGGGCCGTAGAAGCCGTAAACATTAAGTACAACAAACTGCAAACAGAAGCAAAGGGGCATTCGGAACAGCTTAAAGAAATTGAGGCACTTCGTAATGCTGAGATACTTGCGCTCAATAAAAAGTTTGCAGATGAAGATGCTAAGATTGAGCAGGATCGAATTCGTAAGCGCGAAGAGCTGAGTGAGCAGGTTTATGGAATGCTGCTGAGTGACAGAGATCGTGAGCTGTATGAAGCTACGCAAAGACACCAGCTCAAAAATGAAGAATTGGCCGCGGCCGGTTTGGATGCATCAGTGCTTTATGAGCAGCAGCAGGCAGAAATATTAGCCATCATTCAAAAGTGGAATAAAAAAGAGGTTGAAGAAAATAAAAAGAAAAATGCAGACATTCTTGCTTCCGATCAGCAAGCATTAAATGATAAGTTGGCCAATATTGATGCTCAGGCCTCTGTAGCCAGCAGCTTAGCTTCTGCATTCACATCAATGTTTGATGCTCTGGGCAATGAGTCGGCCGATTATGTGCGGTTTCAAAAGCGTTTGGCACTTATTCAAATTGGCGTAGATACGGCGGCTGCTATTGCTAAATTGGTGGTGATGTCGAGCAGTAACCCTGCGAATGCGGTTACAGGTGGATTGGCCGGTATTGCTCAATATGCTAGCGGATTTGCGCTGATTATGGGCAACATTGCCAAAGCCCGTGCCATCTGGGAGGAATCGGGCGAAGTACCCGAATACCGGTTTGGCGGTATTCTGCCGGGACCATCGCACGAGCAGGGCGGGTTGGGTGTTTACAATGGCCGGCGCAAGGTGGCTGAGATTGAAGGTTACGAAGCGATGATTCCGGCAGATACCACTGCTGCCAACCCTGGTATAATTAATGCCTTGCTCAGTGCCCGCGGCCGCAGCATCACAGCCCTTACTTCGGTGCCTGCGCCCGTGTCTTACTCTACTGCGGCCAAAGCTGTGCGGTTTGGTCGGGAGCAGTCAACCGGTACACCGGAGTTTGCTCAGGGTGTATCTACCAGCGGGCGGAGTAGTGCTTCAGGTGATGAATTGCTTAAAGCCGTTACCCTGCTCAATCAGCTGCTGGGTAATGGGATTCAGGCCAAATTGGTGTACGACAGTTATTCGCGGGATTTGGATTCGATAAGCATGGCTAAGAGTTCTGCGGTTATAGGCAGTAGAAAAGGGTAAGCTATAATGTTGGGTATTTGCTGCGAATTTCTTCTGAGCCCTTAACCTTATTGCTATCCAGATACTCTTCGGTTTGCTGCAGTGTGTTGTGTCCGAGATGGCCTTGTATATATCTTCTGTCAATGCCTGCATCATCTGCGGCCGTTGCGCCGGTATGCTTCCAGGAGTAAATTTTGAAATCATCGGGTATGTTGTGCGCTTCCCTGAATTTGCGCCACCCTTTCATGAAGTAGTTCTTTCCGGCTATTTCCGGTCCCGGCTTTTTTGCGGTGGAAAACAAAAAGTATTCGCCGGGTACTTTATCCAGATTCATTGCCCTTAATTGCTCTTCTAATTGCTGCGGGATGGTGACCACACGCAATTCACCATCTTTGGCAAGATGTGCCGGCAAAATGAGTATGCTTTCGTTCAGGTGAATCATGTTTACCTGTAGTGAGCGTAATTCTATTCCTGGGCGTAAACCGGTGTAGTAGATAAATTGAACAAAAAGCCAAAGTTGTTGATCGTACTTTGGGAGCAAATCCTTAATGCGCTGGCGCATATCCGGGCGATACAGTGCTGCTTTTTTTCTTACGTGCTTTACTTTTTCGGAGAGACCAAACGGGTTAATGAGTAATAGATTTGGGTAAAGGCGCATGAGCTGCTTGAAACAGCGGTTCATGTAGAATAAATGCTCGTTTCGCCATTTGTTGGATTTTAACCCGCCAACTGTGATTAATGAAAGAAAGCGTTCTGCATGCCCGTGTTCTATGGCTGAAATCGGCAGCAGATGCATCTGGTTTATTCTTAACCACTTTAAAAAGTTATTGAGGTAGATGCGGTAGTTTTTAACCGTGTTTTCACGCCTGCCGGTTGTGAGGTGTTGTTCAACTTCGCGCAGGTAGTATTCTATGGTTTTTGATCCTGCAACCCGCTTTAGCGGCTTGATTTCATCTGTATAAATGTCCCCGGAAGTTTTGTTCGGGTTATACCCGTTGAGTAAATCTTTTTCAATTTTCTCGATTAAACGAATGCTGACTTCGTAGCGCCGCTGCCGCTCCTGTTCAATGTCTTGTTCAGACATCAGATCCACTACTTCTTTTTTCTTTTTTGAAAGCCCCTTGAGCCTTCGGTGTCGCTCTAGTTTACCGGTGAATGAATTTACAAATGAGTAATAGACATACCAGTCTTTGAGTAAGTCTCCCCCAGCATCGAATAGCTTGGGTTTTGTGGCAATTTTTTTCATAGTTGAAAAGTGAGTTACGGCTCAATCCCCAAACCTGTGTTCCGGTTAGCAGAAACTGTCACTTTTAAAGTGACAGTTTCTGCTAACCTTTTTCCTGAAACCCTCTATTTACGCGGGTTTCGTGGTCGGGGAGGCGAGACTCGAAACCGGAATCCACGCCAAAGAGGCTGTTGTTATTGGGTTTTTTAAACTGGCAGTTTTGACAGTTGTGGCAGTTACTGTCGGGTTTTATACTTTAAGTAAGCATTTTTCTAAAATTGCTATAAGGGTTTGTGCTTCAAATTCTGATAGAAATAAACTACTTTGTTTTTCATCAGATTTAATTTGAATGGAGAAATTCCATCCTACATCAGTAGGATATATATATGCTTCAAACCCTTTTTCAGTTGAAAATTTTACCATTTCGAGATTATCATATCTACGAGTTACTAATGAATCAATTCCGTGTTTAAATGTCCTTATAAGTAATTGAAGTTCATTTTTATCGATTTCATTTGTAAATATTTTCTCAAGGTTATAATAGCTGAACTGAACTGTTTTTAGCGTGTCATTTTTAATCAAATCAATCGTAGTTGCAATTGATAGGCTACATTCTTTTATTTCGCCGATTCTATCTAATCGTTTGTGAATTATTGTAGGTTGTTTTTTATTACGAGCTGTTACACCCGAATCTATTTTATTATTCTCTTTTTGGATGCCTAGATCAGTTTGTTGTGTGCACGCCATGCACATAACAATTGGTATTAGTATTGCGAATTTCATAGTTATTAGGTTTTAAATGTTTGCAGTTATTACACGCTTTACGCGATAAAGTTGAGTTACAGAGCGGGCTGTGATGCTGTAGGCCGGATATTTCGGATTATCGCTAACAACTTTTACCTGTTGGCCTTCTAGCTGTAGCCGCTTTACCACAACGCCATCTGTTTTATCGAATAAAACGTACACAGCTCCCGGCTTGATTTCTTCGGCACCGACAAGCTTTTGACAAATTACAATGTCCCCGTTCATGAGTGTAGGGGCCATAGAATCGCCAGATACATTGAATGCGTAGTGTTGAGTGTCGCCAATTTCTGGAAGCCAGAAGGAACGGATTTCTAGAGAGTCCTGTGAATACCCCATAAAGTATCCAGCTTGAACTGATATTGGGACAAACAGTACATTGTTATTGGCTTTTTCACTAAAAGAATATAATCTCTCTTCATTTACATTTAAAGCTGACGCTATTTTTATGATAGTGCTTCTTCTTGCAGTTCCCGTCTTCATTATGTTGTAAAAACTAGGTTCGGGAATACCTGCACGGTTAATAAACTCCTTTTGAGTTATACCAGTAGCTTTAATTAACTTTTTTATTAAGCTGATGTTGAGCATTGTATGTTGGCAAAACTACATCTGTTGAAAAGTAACTCTATATTTTATAGAGTCGGCTATGTATTATTTATAGTATTGCAGTAACAAACTGCAACTAAAAAATGAATCTCGCAAATATGCTGCATAAGCTGTACTACCAAGAGGTAGAAGATTGCTACAGATTAACATTTCGCGACTCTGTTTTAAAAAAGACAGGTGTTACCAAGCAAACCTTCTACCGCTGGGTGAATGGTGAAACCCGGCCGAGCAAATTGGAGCAGGCGGTAATCATTAAAGCTTACAACAAAACCAAGGCTCCCCATTTGCCTGAACAAACGGTGGAGCAGGTATTTTCTAACCAATAAAACCAAGCTAATCATAAAAGAACATGGCGAATTCAACTAACGGCCGTCAGCTTCAAATTGATGTTATCGGGCCTAACAAACAAAATTCAGCATTCACTGACTGCAACATTTACATAGATGGCAGGTGTTGCAAGATTATAATGTCTTCATATGATTATGAAGCACTGCTGCGTGATCATGTTTTTATCCGCACGGGTAATGAAACGGATAGTGCAGGTGTGATCAATACGACAAATGTGTTTGTAGAGCAGCCTTCAGCTGGTGTGAAAATTTAAAAAACAACTGCTTTTTAAATTCATTAACTCTTAACTCTCAACTCTTAAAAACCAAAAACATGAAAAAGAAAAAGAAACTCTCTGATTTAACGACTCTGGAAGCTTGCGCTGAATTTATAGGCTTTGACCTCAGTACGCTGCCTGATGTGTCTCGGATGCCGGAGGAATTGCAGGCGTTTACATTGGGCATGCCCGTGCGCGCTATTATTTGTCAGGCACTTAATAAAGTGGGCCATGAAGATGAACCGCGCTGGGTGCCGGATTTTGATAATGATTCTGAATATAAATACTACCCGTGGGTTTGGCCGGGTGCTGATGCTGCTGCCGCGGGTGGTTTCGGGTTTCAGCGCACGTCTTACTACTACTCGCTCACGCACACGGCCGTCGGTGCCCGCCTTTTGCTTCGCGATGAAAAATTGGTGATTCACATGATTAAGTACTTCCGTCAAGTGCTTATTGATACAATGGTTATAGCACCCAATACTACTGCCTGATGCATCGAGATGTGATACTCTCACAGGTAGCGGTGATTGTGGAGCTTCAGCAAAAGCTGCATGCGGCTTTTGCTGAAGTGAAGCTGTCCATTGCTGATTTACCTGCTTCTGAGCAGCGTGGTGTGCTCACTTGGCAGCGGGAAGAAGCTTCCCTTGCCAATATCAAATCACAATCCTACACGCAGCAGCTTTTGGCTACTGCCAAACGAAACTTAAAATCTGTAGAAGAATGAACCAGACTTATTTCATTGCCGGTGCATGGCAGTACGATGGTGCTGCAGGTGATTATAACAGCGCAATTCAAGTGGTGAAATCTGATGCTGTGTGTGGTGTGTTTACGCCGTTTGATGTGACGCTGGAAGTTTTTTCAGAGGTGAACATCAATAGCGTTTCGCAGGATAAGCTCGATGAACTTTTTCTTCGTGCATGGGTGTCGCAGTTGTGCCAGCAGGGAACAACTGTACTGACTATGACTAACTGGGAAAGTTCACCGGTGGCAAAAAGTTTTATCACCATTGCCCGGTACCTGGGCTATGAGGTGATTCCGATCATGAAGTTTTCTGCTGATCCGAAAATCATTCACATGTAACACCTGAAGCTATGAGCGATAAAAAGCAATTTGTTCAGCGACTGTTAAAGTATGTGGCGCACAAGCGCATCATCATTAACTCTAGGCAGGATGTGATGCACAGCGGTAAGCTGACTGCATTGGCGAAGTTGAAAGATGTGTTTAAGCTTGTAGCTGATGCGCGTGCCTGTGAAAATATACCGCTGAACTCGATTGCTTCGCTTGTGCTTCAGGTGGAACCGGAACTGCGGCTGATCTTGCCGCATGTGAATAACAAAACGTTTCAATCTTCACTTCTTGAAATCAATGCCATCATTCAAACTGCTCGTGAAATCCATCAGAAAAATAGCCGCTGACGAATGGGCCGGCTGGCGCTGGTGGCTTTACGAAATAAAAACTCGATTTGATGAACTCTTCCGCTAAACCTGTGCAGCTTGTACTTCAAAGTACAGTGCAATTTGCCGACAATAAACCGCGCTATTTGATTTACTCAGATCGGCGCAATTCTGCCAACACAGACAATGTGTTGAATGCAACCGTATTTACTAGCGATCAAAGCGCGCAGCATGTGCGCTCCATGTTTGCCGGTCGCTACATCGTAACTCCCAAACCTCTCTGATCAATGGCTAAGAAAAATCTGGTACGAATCACTTTCAAATGCAGCGAACATCAGCCGCTCAACGATGTTTGCGAACGCATTAAACTACACTTACCCGAGGCTTTGCCTAAGGGTAGCCGTGTGGGAAAAACTATTCGTACCGGCGGGATTGGTGAACGTGCAGAATTTACGTTGATGTACACCTTGCCGCTGGATGTGCTTCTTGCCATTATAAGTCCCGGCCTTGTGCCGGGCACAACATTGCCCGATTCATCGGGCGATACATCCGGAAGTGGTTCCCCGGGTGATTAAGCAATGCCTTTTTCCATGGCTTTTGGGCATTGCTGGGAGTAAAGGGAGAGCTAAGGGGTTGGCTCTCCCCACTCCTTACCAAGAAATTCCGGTGATAAAGTGAGGTTCCCCGCGTCAGGGTGCCTTTAGGAAGGTCGGCTGCTCAGTGTTTTTCACCGGTTAACACCCGATAGAGTGTTTTCATTGGCACTAAGCCGGCAATGACCGCCCGCCCGAGCGAGATCGGGCACACGCCCGGGGGATATACGCAGAAAGGTGAGATGTTCTTGCACTGGTTCTTTACGGGTTCGACTCCCGCCCCGGGCACACCACTTAACTACATCGGTTCAAAATTTTATGGGAAGAATACCGGAATACATCATTAATGAAATTGAACAGCAGTCTAAGCTGTTGGATATTGCTGCCAATTTTTTGACACTCAAAAAATCAGGCGCCAGTCAGGTCGGTGATTGTCCGCTGTGCAGCAGTACAAAAACCTTCAACATTACCCCTGCAAAAAGAATTGCCAAGTGCTTTAGCTGCGGAAAGTCGGCAAAGACAGCAGTAAGTTTTTTGCAAGTGTTTATGGGTAAGCACTACGTTGATTCCTTGAAAATTGTTGCCGACTACTATCACATTAATTGGGTGGAAGAAGAAGGTGCTCCAGTGGCGAAAGCAGTACCGGGAACGGCCAAACGAAAGGCAGCAGCGGCAGTAGCTGCTAAGGCTGCTGCAAATTTGCCGCAGTCTTTTCGTAACCAGCAGCTGGCGGCTTCGGGTATTGAGGAAGCAGATCAGTTAATTCGGCTCAGAACGGAGGATCCGGATAAAGAGGTAGAAATTAACCGGTATATGGCCGGTACGCTCAATGACCGGTTTGAACTGATTGCCGGTGATGATATGTACATGGTGTATGTGGATCTAAATCGCCGCCGTGTAACCTATACCAGTAAATCATCGGCAAAAACCCGCGATATGTTCCGTATGCGCTGGCAGATTCCGGCCATACACCCCGATAAAAATGGCAACCCCATGAAATACCAGTCGCCCGCTGGTAGTGGTTCAAAGCTGTGGTTTCCGACGAGTTTTATTTATCAGTGGGAGGCCGGGAAAACCTTTGAAACGCTTTTTTTTCATGAGGGCGAAAAGAAAGCAGATAAGGCGCAAAAGCATGGTATGGCCAGCATCGGCATGATGGGCATTCATAATCTGGCCCATGAAAAGCAGTTGCCCCATGAGGTGCAATTGATTGTGAAGCGCGGCACCAAGAGCGTTGTTTTTATTGTTGATTCGGATTATCTCGATCTGGGTAAAAATCTGGTGCAATCGGCTTCTTATCGCCCGGCCTCTTTTATGAAAGCCGTGTACAATTTTCAGCAGTATTTTTTTGCATTTAACAACCTGGGCATATCGCTGAACATTTACTTCGGGTATGTGCGTAAGAATGGCGCTGGTGAAAAAGGTATTGATGATTTGCTTGCCGGGAGTTGTGCCGGCAAAGAAGATCAGGTGGTGAAGAATATTTTTCACACAATGAATGTAAAATCAGGTGAAGGACAATACCTGAATGTGCACAACATCACCGGCTGGTCCTACTTTGATTTTCAAAAACATTTTCACCTTGAAAATGTGCAGTCGTTTGCGCGTTTCAATAAAGCTGCGCTCAAGCAGCATAAAGTGTTTCGGTTTGGCAAAGAGCTGTGGAAGTACATTGATGATCCGAGTGGTGAAGATGTAGTGGAGTTGGCGCAACCGCTTTCCGAATCGGAGAAATTTTGGGAAGAATCAAAGGTTGGCCGGCGCGGTCAGGAAGAAACCCGTTTGCGTTTTAATTACTTGCGCTGTTATCGCTTTTTGTGGAATCGGGGATTTGCGAATTACGAATCATTTGAAAAGCGCAAATACTTTGTGCATGTACAGGACAGGGTAGTGCGCCCTGTTGAAGCCGATGAAATTGGCCGATACGTTAAAAACTTTGTGCGCACACTCGATCATGAAGAGTTGAGCAATATGCTTTTCTCCGGCGATCTACGCTATTTTTCGGAGAATTCGTTGCGTAACCTTGATTTTGTGCAGCCGGAATTTTTGGAAGCTGCCAAAGGGCTGCAGTACTTCTTTTTTGCTGAGAAATATTGGAAGATCACGGCTGACAGTATCACCGAATCTCCGATAAGTGATCTAGATGGATTTGTATGGAGTGATCAGGTAAGTGATCGTTCTGCGCAGGTGATGGACACCATGATAAAAGTGTCACACATCGAAGATAAAACAGCGGCGGGTGATCTTAGAAAAGGCACTTTCAGTATTGAGTTTAGTGATGATGCCGATAAATGTCACTTTCTGCTTTTTCTGTATCGCGCCAGTAATTTTTATCGTGAAAAAGAAGTGCAAGGCACTGCACTTGCACTTGACGAACAAAACGAATGTGACCGCCATTTTTTGCAAAAATGTACGGCATTCGGGTACTTGCTGCATACCCACTGTGATCCGCGGTTGACCAAAGCCGTGATCGCTATGGATGCGAAGATTTCTGAGGTAGGATCTTCGGAAGGTCGCTCGGGAAAATCATTGCTCGGAAAGGCTCTGCAAAAGCTGCTGCCTACGGTATATATTCCCGGTAAGGCTAAGGACCTTACCGAAGATCGGTTTTTGCTTGAAGAGGTAGAACCGGGTAAAACAAAGGTGCTGTGGATTGATGATGTGCGGGTGAACTTTGACTTTGAATTCTTTTTTCCATTCATCACGGGTGGCGCAAAATACGAGGTGAAGGGTATTCGCCGTACTTCATTACCCCCTGAAAAAACGCCCAAGCTTTACATCTGTACCAATCACGCCATCAATGAGCGCGGCGGCTCATTTGCTTCGCGTATGATTAAACTGGCTTTTTCTGATTGGTACTACGATGATGGTAAGGGCAACATGAATTCACCGCTCTCGGAGTTTGGAATTTCCTTCTTCGATGAATGGGAGTTCGACCAGTGGAATTTGTTCTACAATTTCGCGGCGGTTTGTTTGCAGCTCTATTTTCAGTTTGGAATTATTCCTGCTCCCAATGATCGCATTGAACGCCGCCGTTTGCGGCAAAGCATTGGTGAAGTGTTTATGGAGTGGGCCGATACTTATTTTGCGAACCCCATTCATGTTAATGTAAAAGTTGAACGTAAAGTGTTCAATGATGATTTCTACAGCTCACACCCGGAGCTGAGAAAGCTGTATGATCCGCGGCTTTTGAAAAAGAAACTGATCGAGTGGTGTGAATACTCCTACCACATTTTTAACCCTAATGTGAGCCGCAAAGATTCGGCGCACGGCGGCGATATCAAAAGCGGCGGTACGGAATACTTCATTGTGGCCAATGATAAGTACAGTAAACTCGATCTGCCCGATGATACGGATACGCTCCCGGCGCAAACACCATTATTCACTTAAAAAAAACTGAAATGCCTGCACTTAATTTTCAAAAGCAGTTTGCCCAGGCTGTAGCCTTAGGCCAAAAAACAACAACGATTCGTGCCGTTGGTAAACGTAAGCCAATAGCCGTTGGGGATAAGCTTTTTTTATACACCGGTCAGCGCACCAGCAGCTGTAAACATCTTTCTGATGCGCAGTGCACATTTACTGCTGAGATCACTATTGCGAATGATGAACGTGATTTTATACTGTCTTATGAAATTGGTTTGCGTGATCTTGTTTTGGCTGGTAAAAAGCCCGGTGAACGACTTGCGGATTTTATCGCCCGGCGTGATGGATTTGAAGACTATCAGGCAATGGTGGCATGGTTTAAAAAAATGTACGGGCTTCCTTTTTCCGGTCGGATGATTGGTTGGAAGTTGGTTGCTGTTGCTACTAAGCCTGTAGCTGATGATACTGTTGAATTTCAGGAGTGTGATAAATGTAACATGCCGGATGCCTGTGCTGATTTTGGGTGTTGGGAGAAATCAAAAAACTGAAACAGATTATGAACCCTAATTTTCTTGTAATTGATCTCTTTTGCGGTGCCGGTGGAACTACCACCGGCTTTGAGAAAGCCCGCATCGGCCGCAACCGAGTTGCGAAGGTGATTGCCTGTGTTAACCATGATGAATTTGCCATCAGTTCACACAGTGCAAACCACAAGTCTGTGCTGCACTTCACTGAGGACATCCGAACCTTACAACTCGGTCCACTGGTGAGACATGTTGAGCGAATGCAGCGTCGGTACACTGCTGCCAAAATAGTGCTTTGGGCATCGCTTGAATGCACGAATTTTTCCCGGGCAAAAGGTGGTCAGCCACGCGATGCAGACAGCCGCACACTGGCAGATCACTTGTTCAGGTACATTGAATCGCTGCAGCCCGATTTTGTAATGATTGAAAACGTGGAAGAGTTTATGTGCTGGGGGCCACTTGATGATAGTGGCAAACCGATCAGCCGACACGAAGGCACCGACTTCATGCGCTGGGTGAACAATGTGAAGGCTTGCGGATTCGACTACGAGCACAGGTTACTCAATTCAGCCGACTTTGGTGCATACACATCACGAACCAGGTACTTTGCAATATTCGCAAAACACGGTCTGCCTATTGTGTGGCCGGAACCAACACACGCGAAAAATCCGCAATCTGGCGGGCTATTCAGCCACGCCCTGCGGAAATGGAAAGCTGTGCGTGAAGTGCTTGATCTCGAAGACATCGGCAAGGACATTTTCGAGCGTGATAAAGCCCTGAGCGAAAAAACACTGGAGCGCATTTACGCCGGGCTGATGAAGTACGTGGCCGGTGGCAAAGCTGCGCATGAGGCATTTGTTATGAAGATGAACAGCGGCCATCCGGCCAGTAAATGTTCATCTGTCGAAACCGTTACTGGTAGCCTTACCACTACTTGCCATCAGTATTTGGTGCAACCCGGATTTCTTGTGAAATACCTTAGCAATTCGCCTCAGACGGGCGTTTCTGTCGGTGCCGGGGTAAATGTACCCGCGCCGGTAATTACTGCGCAGCCGCGCCTTGCCGCGGTGTTTCTTTCGGCCTATCACGGCAACGGCCACAACTGTACGGCCACAGATCGCCCGGCTCCGACTGTTGCCGCCGCAGATGCACTTGCCTCAGTACAGGCACACTGGATTGATTCGCAATTCGGCAGCGGCGACCACAACCATAGCAGCGCCGATGAACCCTGCGGCTCTCTGGCTACCGTGCCGAAAAAGAATCTGGTGAATGCGTTTCTGATTAATCACACCTACAACAATTACGGCACCAGTGTCGATCAACCAGCACCAACCATACTTGCCAGCCGCCGCCATCAATACATCGTCAATCCATCGTGGGGAGGCAATCCCGGCTCAGTCGATCAGCCCTGCTGCACGGTAGTTGCCCGGCAGGATAAAGCACCGCTGTACGTAGTGACTACCGAAACCGGGCAGGTAGCCATTGCGGTGTATGAGACTGACAGCCCGGCCACGGTGAAGATCAAACAATTCATGGCGATGTATGGCATTGTGCGCATCACCATGCGGATGCTGAAAGTTGATGAACTCAAGCAGATCATGGGATTGCCAGTGCAGTACGTTCTTGCCGGAAATCAGTCAAAACAAAAGTGGATGATCGGTAATATGGTACACCCAGTCATTCCACAACATATGGCCCGTACACTCAGCCGCGCAATTCGTGCGGCCGCTTAAATCAGTTCACCAATCAATCACAATAAAAATGAGCACAATCACATTTAAAGAAATCGCAGAAATCCACCATGATGCTCTCCCGGTACAGCGCAAGGTGCTTGAGGAATTATTCCCGAAAGTATTCCACGACTGGAGAACAATTACAACGCTTGATGATGCACTTCGCTATCATGGCCTCACAGAATCGGAAGTAGAAGTAAAGGTGAATAATGCGCCAGATGGCTATCAGGAGCGCTTACAAACCACTATTTACCTTGACCTGATCTGTGATGCTATCCGTGGCAATGATGCGCCAATTGATTACTCCAATAGCGATCAGAAAAAGTGGTGTCCGTGGTTTCAATATGGTGCTGCCGCGGGTGGTTTCGGGTTTCAGCGCACGAATTACCACTACGCGTTCACGCGCACGCGCGTCGGTGCCCGCCGCAGTTTTTTAAGCGAAGAGAAAGCCCGTTTCTTCGGCGAAACATTCATTGATCTTATCAACAAAGAATTAATCGCTTAATTAATAAACAACATGAGTTACAAGAAAATTACCAGCTGGGAAGCTGCCGCCAAATTGGTAGGCGTTGATCCCAATGCATTGCCCGATGTGTCAATGCTCCCGGAACGCCTGAAGGCATTCACCACCGGCAACTACAAGCGCGCAATAGTAGTAGAGGCTTTAAATAAAGCCTACAAACCAAAATCGCCGCGCTGGATTCCAAATTTTAACGATGGCTCACAGCTCAAATTTTATCCATGGGTATGGCCGGGCGAAGATAGTGCTGCCGCGGGTGGTTTCGGGTTTCAGGACGCGTATTACTCCTACACGCTCACGCGCGCGAACGTCGGTGCCCGCCTTTTGTTACGTGATGTTGAACTTGTCGAACACATGTTCACTCACTTCAGGCAACTGCTGGTAGATACCATGCTGATTCCACTGGATGAGCAATAAAGAATAGGGTGGTGCATTGCTTGTGCTGCCGCGAGTGGTTTCGGGTTTCAGAACACGAATTACAACTACACGAACACGAACGTCAGTGCCCATCTTTCATATACTCTTTTTGCAATGCAGACCTTGCCAACAGGGCAAAAAATCACGAATACACTCACGGCCTTAGTCGCTGATCTAAAGCAAAACGGACGTGTAATGAAAAGGCCATGAAACGAATCGGCAATCTTTATCCCTCAGTGATCAGTCTTGAAAACTTGCAGCGTGCTGATGCGATTGCTCGAAAGGGTAAACGGCATCAGCCGGGCATTCAGAAACATGATTTGAATGCTGATGAAAATTTGAAGCAGCTGCACTTACAGCTTTATACCCGCGCTTACCGCACATCAGCGTACACCACATTCATCATTCATGAGCCGAAGGAAAGGGAAGTATATCGCTTACCCTACTTTCCGGACAGGATCACCCATCATGCCATCATGAATGTGCTTGAACCTATGTTTGTGGCCGGATTTACTGCAGATACTTACAGCTGCATTAAAGGTAGAGGCATACACGCTGCTCTTAGAGCTGTTGAACGTGCGCTTCGGGACATAAGCAATACTCAGTACTGCTTAAAATTAGACATCCGTAAGTTTTATCCATCGGTTGATCATGATGTTCTGAAAGCGTTGTTGCGCAGAAAAATTAAAGACAAAGATCTGCTGTGGCTGCTCGATGAAATTATTGACAGTGCGAATGGATTGCCCATTGGTAATTACCTGAGTCAATACCTGGCTAATTTTTATTTGTCAGGATTCGATCACTGGGTAAAGCAAACGCTGATGGTAAAGTACTACTTCAGATATGCGGATGATATTGTTATTCTCGCAAGAACAAAACAAGAGCTCCACCAGCTGCTTTCAAGTATTCGCAGCTATCTGAAGCAAGAATTAAAACTGGAAGTAAAATCAACTTATCAGGTTTTTCCGGTAGCCTCAAGAGGTATTGACTTTGTAGGCTACCGCATTTATCACACACACATCGGCATCAGAAAATCTATAAAACAAAACTTCGCCAGAATGGCAATGAAGCGAAATGATGAAAAATCATTCGCCTCTTATATGGGTTGGATGGCCCATGCCAAAACGCGCCATCTGGTTAAAAAAATAACTCATGATTGCATTCAACGAAATGGCTATTGCGCCGCCAGAAAAAGGAATGGTCGGCGAAAAAATAAAAATCAGTTACGTGCTCAATCGGCCAATAGAAGTGCACCGGTTTGAAATCAAACCATCAAAGCAAGATGCCTCTGGCGAATGCCTGTATCTGCAAATTGTTTTGAACGGTGAAAAGCGGGTATTGTTTACCGGATCGAAGTATTTGATTCAAACAATTCGCCAAGTTCCGGAAAAGAATTTTCCATTTACAACAACCATCATCAGTGATAACGAGAGATACTTATTTACATGAGCACAACAACCATTGAATGGACAGCAACCCGCCTGCCGGACGGCACGGTATTGAAGGGTAAATCATTTAACCCGTGGCAGGGTTGCCACAAAGTTTCAGCCGCTTGCAAGAACTGTTATGCTGAGCAAAATGCTAACCGTTTTAATCCGGGACATTGGGGCTTGCTTGCTCCGCGCAAAATGCAATCTGAAAAGTATTGGCAGCAACCGCATGTGTGGAATCGCTATGCTTTAAAAAAAGGCATTCGCCTGAAAGTGTTCTGCAACTCAATGTCTGATTTATTTGAGCGTCATGTTAATCCCGACATCAATGAATTGCTGAATGAGCAGCGTAGTCGTTTATTCAATCTTACGAAAGAAACGCCTTATCTCGATTATTTGTTTCTGACAAAGCGAATTGACAATGTACTCAGCATGGTTCCGTCTGACTGGCTTACAGATTGGCCAGTTAATGTTTGGCAAGGAACTACAATAGAAAATAAGCAGGAACTAGAAATACGTATGCCTGAGCTGCTGAAAGTGCCGGCACAGATTCGTTTTGTTTCCATGGAGCCGCTGCTTGAAGCTGTAGATATGAGCAATTATCTCAAGCGCAAAGAACATTGGCCGTACACTACCGGAATTGATTGGGTGATTGCCGGAGGCGAATCGGGAGACTATCCACGCCCCAGTCACCCGGATTGGTTTCGCTCTCTGCGCGATCAGTGCGAAGAATCTGGTGTGCCATTCTTTTTCAAACAATGGGGTGAACTGCTGCCCCATTGCCAGGCTGCTGAAGATCAAAAAGCTTATCCGAAGGAATACCCGAGTCCGCATAATCCGAATAAAAAAAACATCTATTACCGTGTTGGAAAAACCAGAGCCGGCCGCTTGCTCGACGGCCGCGAACATAATGACATGCCCACATCAATAACTCAACTATGAAACAACTACTTCTTTTCGCATTTGCAGCCATGTTTGTGGCCAGCTGCAGCCGCAACGAACAAACGATGGATAACCGGCACAAAATCGGCTTTAAAGTCGTTTGTGAGCATGCTGTGAGCGTTTCTCACTCCGGAGCAGCCCAAGACATCACTCAGATGGTTTCGCCGGGCGCAGAGTACTCGTATGAGTATTTAGCTGCGCCGGGCGATTCATTGTACATCAGCGCTCAGGGTAAGCCTATGAAATGGTACCGCCTCGATGTATACATTGATGGGTATTACTGGATGGGTGTTGGTGCCGGGTGTGGCGGGTATGAGCGCATTGCTTGGATGGTGCCTTGATAAATAGCAATATGTTTACACCACTCCCCCGCACCCCCTCAACTGCGTTAAGCCGCGAATGGAAAAACAGAACGGCCCGAGCAGTCAGACAGCTTCGGCTTACTGAGCTTGGTCTGTTGGGTAGCTGCCAAGGCAAGAAGTATTGCAGAATAGTTTCTGGCTGCGGAATAGCTACCTGCTCAACTTGCTTCCGGCAAGATTAATTGCAGACAAATCACCAATTACACCTTTCGGGCCGCTCAGATTTTTATCTGAGCGGCTTTTGCTTTTTTCAGCTTGCCTTTCCCCCTTTCCCCCAAACCTAGGTAACGAGAAAAATAGTGCAGGCGTGTTCAAAAAGCAAAATCGGGGTTTGGAAGGAAAATGCACCAAAGTTGCAGTTTTGGAAGAAAATGAGAAATGGCGCGGCATACATACTATAATACTACTACTATACCCTTTTTAAAATCTTTATAGTAAAAAACAGGAAAAAATTCGTGCATTCGTGCGCACACTCTGTAAACGGCTGTATATCAGTTTATTAACCCCGCACGAATTTTGCACGAATCTGCACGAATCTGCACTAGTACGAATTCGTGCGCGATTCGTGCGCGTTAATTTGTTGTATATGAGTGGTTTAACCCCAAAGCGCACGAATGCACGAATTTTTTGGCGTTTTTTGCCATAGGACGTGCAACACGGTAAAAAGTCCTTTCTTCGGCAATTTTATTGCACCACCTTTGCTATAAATAGGGTGCAAAACATTTAAATATTAAATAGATAGCCGTACTTTTACATAAACTATTCCGACCATGGTTATACAAGTTCCTATAACACCAGCGAACCTAAAGTATTTGAAAGTCAGGTACAACTTCGACACCATTTTTGAAATCCATCGCATAACCGCTTTCGATTATTTTTTGCAAGAGCTGCTGCGGCCTAAACCGCGCAATTTTTCAAAAGTGAATACCGATGGATATGCTCATGTGCATATTCGCTTACTTCGAAAGGGTGAGTACCATCACCTGATTCATCTGCCTGAATCTTTTATTCCACTTCTTAACCAGTACATCAAACACTTGATTCATATTGAATTCATCGCACACATGGAGGCGCTGGAAGATCTGTTTGATGCGCAAACCTCCATTTATTATTTTATCGACAAATTTGGTTTTGAAGAATCTGAGCTTACATTTGATTCTTTAAAGCAATATTACTACCGGTACAATAATAAATCCAGAGAAAGCAAAAAGGTGTCAAGCAGTGATCTGGCGCAAGTTTTACGAACAAACCAACTCAATATTTTTTCCCAAAATGTCACTGCTAATAATGTAAGTAATTAGCATTTAATTTTTCCTAAACTGTCACTCATGAACGACATACTCCCTCTTCGCGAAGAAAATGCTTCTGGTCTTGTAACACTCAGTGTTGCGGTAGTGTCTGAAATTATCAGCATTGACAGGGCTTTCAATAAAACAGTAAGCGCAGCACCGGTATTTGTGGCCGGTAAACGATTTTACAGTTTAGCTTATTCGCAGCAGTCGGCCGGATTAAGTACAGAAAGTGCGATTACAATTGCTGGTGATGTTTGGAAAACACAGGTACAACTTTTTGTGCCCAAGCTTCAGCTGCTTACTTCACAAGTGATTGATGAATTAATGCGCGGAGTTGTTCTTGTAGCACAGGATTCCAATGGTAATAAGCGATTGGTAGGTAATTTGAATGAACCAATGCGCTTAAAGGTGGAAGCGAATACACTGGCTGTTTTTGGCGGAAGAGCTGGCTACACATTTACTTTTTATCGGGACATGATCGCTGAGCCGCCATTCTATACGGCTTAGTTATGTCCTTTAAAGCCACATGGTGCAAAAATACATTTGTACCATGTCATTCCGCGCCAAACGACTTATACACGAATTGAATACACAACTTCTGTTGGTCGAACCATCAGGTGGTGATGCTTATTTTCATTTGTATCTGTCGTTACTGACCGGGCAAACTACTGCGCTCGGAGTTGATGATGATGGATTACGTGAACAAGATTTTGCTTTTTGTGTTACTGCAAAAAGCAATGTTATTAATGCGAATCAGTTCCGGTTGAATGATGCGCCGGCTGATAGTGTGGCTGTCATCCGCATATTATCTCCAATCTCAAAAACAGATTGGTGCGGTGATCCCGGTACCGAGTCATTAGGAAAGTTCATCGGTTCAGCCGCAGCGAATCCCAATATTTCTTCGATCATTCTTGAAATTGATTCGCCAGGGGGAACGCTTGCGGGAACTCAATCATTGGTTGATCAAATCAAGATGGCCCGTGAGAAAAAGCCGGTAGTGGCTTTTGTTAACGAGGGTATGATGGCATCAGCCGCTTACTGGATTGGAAGCGCGGCAACTGAGATTTATGCATCTCAGAAAACTGATCTGATTGGTTCCATTGGTGTTTACCAAACTATGGTAGATACTACTGAACGGTGGAAAAGTATGGGGTATAAGATCAAAGATGTGTACGCCCAGCAGTCAATTGAAAAGAATGAAGAGTACCGCGAATTTGTTGACAAGGGTACAACCAAGCTTACTGAAGCTGCTGTAAAAATTGCGGCTGATATTTTTATTTCTGCGATGCGTGAAAATCGTGGCAGTAAAATAAATACAAAAGTTGATGATCCATTTAATGGCCGACTGTATTACGCTTATGAAGCTCAGCAAATCGGCCTTATTGATGGCATAAAAAGTTTTGATCTGGTAGTTCAGCGCGCCGCCGAACTGAGTAAAGATTTTTCCAACGCAAATAACAACTCAAGCAATATGGCAGGATTAAAACTTGCAACCACATTGGTATGGATTTCTGGCTGCTTTGGTGAAGCCGTCCCTGAAACGCTCGAAGAAGAGCATTTTCAAACCATCAACGATAAAGGTGCTGAACAAGCTGCACAGCTTGTTTCTGCCAATACCCGGCTTTCTGAAATGGAATCACAGCTTCAGGCAATGACCGAACGCGCTACCGGCGCAGAAGGTAAAGTGACTGAGTTGCAGCAAGTGATTAATACCTATGGCAATAAGCCGGGTGATGAAACTACTGCACCGCCGAAAGCTGACGAAAAGATTGATCCGCCTGCGCCGGATGAACTGTCAAACATGGCACACAACAAAGCCGTTGACGAAAATCCTTTTCTGACTAACTAATAGTCATTCCGATCCAGTCCACTAACACGTACTCTTAATTTCTTTTATACCATGCCAATCAACATCGCAGACGTAATTACCGAGTTCGGTGCCTATTACAAAAACAACGGGCAGAATATGAATTCTTTGCTCCGATTGATGTATGCGCAAACGGACACCACCAAGTACATGACACCTGTAATGGTTGACGGTACACGTTGGGAAGCCGCCAAATTCACCATCGGACAGGTATTGCAGCCTTTCCAAAAAGCAGTAACACCTGCTGGCTCTGCTACCTTCAAGCCGCTGAAATGGGACCTTTACCATTTCAAGATGGACATCAAAGAATCACCGGATGATGTTGAAGCGTCATGGCTTGGTTTTTTGGGCGCAGAAGGTGTTAAGCGTACAGAGTGGCCTCTTGTTCGCTTCATGATTGAGCAGGTGCTTGCGAAAGCAGCGCGTGATTATGAGCTCGCCGAAATCTATAAAGGTGTTTATGCCGCTCCCACTGTTGGTACTGCCGGTGCTGCAGGAACTGCGATGAACGGTATTGGTAAAATTATCGCTGACGCCATCACCGCCACAACGATTACACCAATCACACTTGGCGCAATCAGCACCAATGCTGTTACATTCGTTGAGCAGGTAGAAACTTTTACTCGCTCAATTGTAGGCATCAATGAGGATTATGCAAATGTTCCAATGAACATTCACCTCAATCCAACACTTGGATTGCGTTACAAGCAGGGTTATCGCGAAAAATACGGTAATCAGAGCGACTTTACCGGAACAGAAGCAAAAGTGATTGATACCAACTTTACTGTTGCGCCACTTTCTTCGATGACTGGCCGCTCACGCATTTTTGCAACGCCTAAAGAAAACTTTGTAGATCTGCGCTTTCGCAATGCGCGTCAAGGTCAAATTGAAGTGCAGCCGAAAGATCGTGAAGTGCAAATACTTGGCGATCACTGGCGCGGTGTTGGCTTCAAATTACTTGAAGCTGTATTCTGCAACGAACTGGCCTAATTAGCAGTTCTGTTCGACTATGATTAAAATTAGAACTGGCTGAAAAGCCAGTTCTATCAAACACCTTCATACCTCTTTGCATCATGGCAAATCCGACTATTGAATCTCTCAAAACTGAAAACGCCCAACTGAAAGCTGATAACGAAAAGCTTACAAAGTTGGTTGAAGAGCTTAACACAGCCAATGCTGACTTAACCAAATCATTGAATGATTTGAAAGGTGAAGCTGTAGCTGCTGGTTTGCTTCCAAGTGTTGAGCTGAAGGGTAAAACGTATCGTTTTACCGTTCCAACATTTTACCTGAATGAGCAGAAATTCACTGCTGAAGCAGCTTCAAAAAATGAAGCAGTAGTGAACCAACTCATTGAGATGAACTCAGCAATACTCAAAGCGGAGTAAGTATTTTCTGAGTAGAGTTTTTCAAGTACACATCATTTTTTACACCATACTACCATGCCGGTAAACTATGCTTCCATCAATGGCCTTCAGGGGAAAGAAAATCCCGGTGGCATTGGTCAATATGTGTGGTATTCAGCCACATCATTGATGACAACCATTCAGCAGCCCGCCAACATGGCTACTGCTACAACTGCTGCAGATCTTGCGCAGGTTACGGTTGCTCATACTTTTCCCGCCAGCACCGGTTTTTTCAAGTTCTATTGCACCCAACAGAAAGGCGAAGCCATGTTCAAGGATGCAGCAGAAGTTGATGCATCCGGCGGTTTTTATGAAGTGAAGGTTTTTGTACCTGGTACTGATGCCGGTACCAATGGCGTGCTTCGTAAAATGAAAGCTGATGATCTTATCTTCATCGTTCCGATGGCTGACGGTACCAACCATCAGGTAGGTACATCACTGCATCCGGCAAAGATTGCTGAATACGAATTCGGTACCGCTCAGAATGGCTCAGGTGTTCGCGGCACAAATGTTACCATCCGTGCATTCCAGATGGGACCGATTGCTTACACAGCTACCATTACTGCACATCCGTCTGCATAATGGTTAAACTTCCCGCCAACATCGCCGAAAAGTTCACGCTCAGCGGAGTTACTTCCCCACGGGAAGTACTTCGCAATGGGCAGGAAGTGAACTGGGAGCTTGTCGATCTGGACACAGCCGAGCACATTGTGAAATTCAAGCTTTCTGATGCACTCAGTAAGATTGAACCGGTAGCACCGGCTACTGAGTCACTACAGCCTCCCAAATCCACAAAAAAATAAATAGTAAAAACGCCGGCACTGCCGGCTTTTTCTTATGCAAAAAAAAGGCACAGATATAACTTGGAAAATTGCTGTTGTTGACGGCACTACGCCTGTTGTGCCTTCTTCACTGGCTGATTACCAGATGAAGCTGTTTACATTCGTAAATGGCAATCAACGTAAGTATTGGTTGGAGTTTGTTAAAACACCAACTAGTGGGCAAAGATCTATTTACATTGACGGGAATCAGCTTGTAATTGTTGTTCCCCGATCATTTACCACAACCGCTGCAGATGGCGATTTGAACATTGAAGTTCGAATCACTGAAACCGATACTTCAGGCCGTTACGATTCTAATTTGAAAGTGTCGGATGTGCAGAGCAGCAATTCAGGGAGTGATTACTTTACCATTTGCACGCTTGTGTCATGAGCATTTATTCAGCCACCGGTACCATTGTTCGGCAGCTTAATGCTTCGCCTAGTGCACCGCCTGCAGCGGGTGGTGGTGATATGTTTCGATCTGTTTATGACAGCGACAATGATGGCGTGGTTAATGATTCTGAGCGATTGGCTGGTCAACTGGCAAGCTATTACGCCTCAGCTGCATCTGTTACTGCCGCATTGGCAAATAAGGCGGACTTGGTTGGTGGCTTTATACCTACGTCACAATTGCCAGCCATTGCTATTACTGAGTTTCTCGGCACAGTAGCGAATCAAAATGCGATGCTTCAGCTCACTGGACAGCGCGGCGATTGGTGCAATCGATCAGATGAATTCAAGGCTTATGTTTTAATAAATGAGAATCCCTCACTGATTAATTCATGGGTACCCATTAACTACCCTGCGGCACCAGTGTTATCAGTTAATGGTCAAGCCGGCACTGTAGTACTCGGAAAAGCAGACATTGGGCTTCCTCTTATTCCTAATCTTGCACCCGCAGACTGGCCGATAAGTAGTGCCGCGCAAACGGCAATCGAAGCCCGTGAGCCAGCGATTACACAGGGCAGTGCGAGTGAAGTATTAAATGGCGAAAAGCAGTGGGTGGCACTTACCCCTGGACTTGTTGGTTTAGACCAGGTTCCCAACATTGATGCAACTAATGCTGATAATATACAGCAAACATCGGCCCGTCAATTTGTCTCAGGTACTCAAATTTCAGTCTGGAACGGGAAACAAGATTCTATTGTTTTTCCTCGCACAAACAGCGCGGCATTTACAGGCACCATTGCTTTCACTGCCGGCACACAACCAAGTGGTACAACCGATCACCGGATAAGCATGTATCGAATCGGAAGCATGGTGTCGTTTACAATTACACTCGAATACGCGACGGCTGGCGCTACAATGACAAGCTTAACGTTGAGCAACATTACTCAACTGCCGAACCCGGCAACCAACAGCAACTACGCTGGCGCATCGATGTATGTGCAGGTGTTGAATGGCCGAATCATGACTACATCCAAATCGGCCAACGCATTGGTTATATCGCCAATGTGGCGTGTAAATGCTGCTGCTAATGGTTTTGAAATCATCACAGCACCAACTTTTTCCACAGGATCTTATCGCTTCGTAATAATCACCGGCTTCTACCTCACAGCATAATCGCCGTCCCAGCGGCACTATATATGGACCCAAATAAACACATAAATGAAACGCATTGTGAACCGACTAATCGAAGGGCTGCAGCATTTACCCGAGTTGCTGCTGGCTTACTTCTTACCGGCTGCAGGGCAGTTGGGAATCGTGGTACTTGCTGTGTTTACGGATACCGCAACAGGTATTTGGGCAGCCCGCCGGAGTGGTGAAAAAATACACTCTCGGCGATTTTCAGACGTGATTGGTAAGCTTACTGTTTACCTGTTGCTTATCCTGTTGTCCAGGGCAGCTGAAGATATTTTTCAAATCAACCATCTGCTTGCGCTGACCACAATGTTATTGGTAGGGCTTGAGCTTGGTTCGGTTGACGAAAACTTTCAGAAAGCTACTGGAAAAAAAGGCTTACTTAAGCCGCTTAAAGATTTGTTCAAACGCAAGTGAAGCCCCGTAAGGCTTTAATTCAAGGGGGTGCGTCAGCGATGGCCACCCCCTGTCCTTTGGCGTCAAAAACACTGCTTATAAATTTGTTTCATGCGCAGTGAAATCCAAAGTTGGATTGATGATGGTAAGCCATTTGAAATTGGTCAATCACTATACGATAAGTATGGTGATAGTGTTGTGCTGAAAAACCTGTTTCGCACAGACAGTCCCTTTTCACGCAAAAAAATGGAAGCCGAGCTCCTGCGCCTGCTCGGTCAGCACCGTGAAGCTGTGGTTCGGCAGCTTCCGGTGCATTCCTCTTACACGGTTGCAGATCTCCCACCTGAGTTACAAGCTGAGTTTAAAAACAAAGCAAAGCTGTTTGGTCAGGTTGCGCAGCTTCACAATGATTTATATCATACCCGAATTGCAGCTAAGCGAAAATTGATTCGCGAAAAAATGATGAAGCTGCTCGATGAAATGAATGCCATCTGGAATCGCTGTGATCGTTACATGGCTGAAAAAACAGCAGCAAGTGCAGCACCTGCATCACCTACGCTGTTGATTATTGAGCGAAACAATCTTCGTGTAAAAATCAGCCGGGCGAAAAAAAAGGGGGATGCTGAATTGCTTACTCAACTCACTGAATCATTAACCGAACTCAATAAGCAATTAGATGCTGCTAAAGCCCGATGATCTTAAAGTTACGGTAAATGGTGATACGGCTATGCCTGTGCCGGCCATTGATGGTATGCTGGTTTCAGTGTCGAGCAATTCACTTGCTGAGTTCATCAACCAGGTACATGAAAATGAAACCTTTTGCTGGATCACTCAGGGCAGTATGAGTATGCACCATATCGTTGAAGCACTCGTTCATCAGTGTGCACCGGCAACACTTTATTTTACAACCTGGGCGATCAGCGAAGATGCTGCGCGCGCTATTTTTTTGATGAAGGAAAAAAAATTAATTACTCAGGTAAAAGGCATCATTGATCACCGGGTACTCTCCGGGCATGCTGCTGTTTATCACTTCTTACGTTCGTTCTTTGATCACCTGCAGCTGGAAGCGTGCCACGCAAAAATGGTGCTGATTACCGGCAGCGAAATTTCTTATGCCGTGTATTCATCGGCAAACTTTACCGCAAACAACAGAATAGAAAATACCATTGTGTGCCGCACAGAAAACAACTGTGCGGCTTTACGGCAATGGTTTGAAACCAAATTTTATGAAACTCACCGAAGATCAGCTGAAGATGATCGGAGAGTTGGCGATGCTGATGATGACGCGCAATCAGATAGCCCTGGCATTGGAAGTTGATCCCGAAAAACTTTCTGCTGCTATCGACAACCCAAAAACATCCGTTCACAAAGCCTATTACAAAGCACAATTAGAAACAGAAGCCAAAATCAGAAAATCAGTTATTCAGCTTGCCATTGCCGGCAGTGCGCCGGCACAAGCGCTCGCTGATAAATACATCACGAATTTTAAAAACGCCGAAGATTGCCAAACCTGAACAACAACATCGAAAAATTGCCCCAGACCATGGACCAGCAGCTGATTGAGTTTTTGGCGGGTGGCGGCAATACAGATAAACTGCCCAGTAAGCTGGGTGAATACTACAAGCGTGTTTGCTTTGCTAATGATCAGCTGCTGCAACGACACACCAAGAAAAAAGTAGTGTCGCTGATCAAAGCGCGGTTTAAATTATCCGATACCGCCGCGTATGAGTTGGTGGCAAAAACACAGTTCATCTTCGGGCAGAGCCGAAAGCATGATAAGCAATTCTACCGCCACATGATGGCCGAATGGCTGGTAGAAGACATTCAGAAAAACAGAGTCTCCGGCAACTGGAAAATAGTTGCCGAACTCTATAAGCAGCTGGAATCTGTTATTGGTCTGAATAAAGATGATGATGAAGGACCGCCGGAGCTGCCGCCACCGGCAGTGATTAACTACCAGTATAATTTGACGCTGATCGGTGCTGAGCCAATTGCTAACCTGGATGAAGAATTGAGTAAAATTCTTGGTAATGGTAGTGCAAACAGCTAACATACATTTAAACGTTCCCCAGCTTAAAGTGGGGATTGTGCAGGCCCGCGAAACGTATGTTGTTGCCGGGCGGGGAACAGGTAAATCCGAAGGTATATTAGCTCCTGCCGCGCATCGCAACATGATTACTATGCCCCGGTGTTTGGGCGCAAACGTGGGTGCCACATTTGCGCAAATCCTTACACGTACTTTACCCTCTGTGATCAAGGGCTGGGAAAAGATGGGGTATAAGCGCGATGTGCATTATACCATCGGCCACTATGCACCCAAAGCATGGAATTGGCCGAAGCCCTATTGGGCACCCATCGATGCCAAACACCTTATTCATTGGTACACCGGTGCCGCCATGCAAATGGTGTCGCAAGATGGTGTGGGTATGGCCAATGGTATGAGTGTTGACTTTATACACGGTGATGAAGCACGTTTTTTAAAGTATGACAAATACCACGACGAACTCTTACCCATTAATCGCGGCAACAATGTTTACTTTGGAAATCTGGCCCAGCATCACAGTATTCTGCTGTGTACCGATATGCCTAAGGCTACATCGGCGCAGTGGATTCTGGAAAAGGAAAAGTTGTGTGATCCGGCCGTTATCAACTTAATCATCAACCTGCAGTACGAGATCAACCGGCTACGGGAATTACTGCCATCGTATGCGAAATCAACACAGGTAAATGTGTTGAAGAAAATTAACCATTACGAAAAGCAGTTGACACTGCTGCGCTTGAATGCAGTGCACTACATTGAAGCCAGCACACTTGAAAACATTGACGCACTGGGCATCCGTTACATCGCTGACCAAAAGCGTAACCTATCACCTGAGCAGTTTGATCGCAGCATTCTGAACAAGCGCACAAGGGATATGAAGACAGCGTTTTATGTTGCGCTGTCTGAGGAAACGCACAGCTATGAGGCGTACAACCAATCTCACTTTGAAAGTGTGGGGTATGACTTTGATCTGCTCAATGTAAACGATAGTCGTAAGGATGGGTATGTGAATACCAATGCAGCTCTTGATGTTTCCTTTGATTATGGTGCATCGATCAATTTTATGGTTGTGGGCCAAAAGCAAAGTGCCAGGTATTACAATGTGCTGAAAGAACACTGGCGGCTCTCTCCTGAGTTGCTTGAAGATGTGGTTCGGGATTTTGTGAATTACTTCCGTTATCACCGGGTGAAGGTGGTTAACTACTTCTATGACCACACGGCTGTAGGTAAGGACGGTAAGAGTAAAGAGAGCTATCGGGACATTGTGGTGCGTGTGCTGCGTGAGTCAGGTTGGCAGATTAATCAGAAGTACATCGGGCAGGCACCCAACCATGAGGATAAGTACAACTTCTTTGTCAAGCTGATGTCTGAGCGGACACCAGACTTGTACTGTATTCGTATTGATCGCACCAATTGCCCGGCACTTTGGAAGAGCATGGCTGATGCTAAGCACCGACAGACAGATGATGGGTTTAAAAAAGATAAAAGGTGTGAGAAAGATCCGCAAGTACCCCAGCAGTTTGCCACACATGGCTCTGATGGCTTTGATACACTGATCTGGGGTAAGTTGAAGATTGATCCAATTAGTGCAGGCGCTGGTGATGTGAGTGCAATAAGTTAACAGGCGGGAGTTGCCTACGGCCGGGCTATACGCTTGTACATGGTACCGCTTCTATCCCTAACTCGTTTATGAATGGTATGCAGCTCGTAAGGGCTGCATTTCTTGTTTACAGGCCTCGCGCACACGGCTACCCAACGGGCGGCGGCGGGGTGTGTGGGCACGGTGTGTCATATATCGTAAGGGGGGGCTGTGAAATTTCACTTTAAGCAATAG